CAAGGACTTACGGGGCTTGACATCTGACCGAATCCGTGTATCATGGGACATGACTTCTAAGGAATTATCTAAGGCTTTAGGTGTAAAGATTAAGGTAGAACCAATAAAGAAGTGTTGGTTCATACGAGAAGATTGGTCAGTGTATGCAACTATTAAAGGAAGGATAGCACATAGAGTCTCATATGAACTATGTGTTGGTCCTCTAATTTACGGATTAGAAATATGTCATCACTGTGATAGGAAAGGATGTATTAATCCTAACCATCTATTCCAAGGGACTCATGGAGATAATGTTCGTGATGCCCGAAATAAGTACAGAATAAAGCCGCTTCAAATAAGACTTGATAAATCATTAAGTGAACTAAGGAAAGAAGATGCGCGTAGGAAAATACGTAGTGGGAGACATCTAAATGGCAATTGGCCTAGTGGATGATAACGAATTTCAAGCAGAACTGGATAGGTTATCCGGTGTGCGTGTAGCTACGCCTGAAGTAGTCATTGAGCCTCTCCCGACCAAAGGACGTAATACAGGAGATAATAATGTTCCTGAAAGTTTACGGAAAATCATTGGAGAGACTTCAGTTATTGATGGACGCCAAGAGGCGTTACGACTTGCGGAACAGTTCGGGATCTCTAGTTCCAGTGTATCGGCATACGCGAAAGGAGCTACGAGCACTACGACGTACAACTCACCCGCCAAAGAAATCATCGCTCACATTAACAAATCCAGACAACGCGCCATTAAAAAGTCTAACAGAGTCCTTAACGCTGCACTCGAAGCCATAACACAAGACAAGTTAGATTACGCTGATGCTACGGATTTATCCGGCATCGCTAAAGATATGAGCGTAATCATTAAGAATCTTGAGCCTCCTACTCCCTCAGTAGATCCAGAGGCCGCGAGTAATGTTCCTCAGTTCGTAATCTTTGCACCTACCTTCCGCGATGAGCGGACATACGAATCCATCACGGTTAAGGAGTAGTCATGCCAACAGGTGTAGTTCAATCATTTCATCAAGATCCATTCGCTCCAGTTCTGTTCAATTCGCCGGCTCTACTCGTAACGAATGAACAGAAAGGATATCTAAAGAAGATTTTGGATATCGCATGTTCTGATAGTAAATTCAGCGATAAGGCATATGTCGCTATTGTTGGACTTCTTGTATCGGGTAACGCTCAGGTTCCTGTAGTCACATCACTTACTCCCAACTCGGCGGAAATCGGTGACGCTGCATTCACTCTACATGTTCATGGTAATGGCTTCAAGAATACAGATGTAATCGTATTCGCTGGAGTCGATGAGCCTACAACTTTCGTATCAACTAGTGAATTGACTACTGGTGTGAATATGCCGTTGTGGCTTGGACCTGATGCAGTTCCAGTCCTTGTAAAGAGTGCGAATGGCGTGTTGTCAGCACCCATGACATTCACTTTCGTTGATAATGTTGCACTCCTTTCAGCCCCCACTACTCAGACGAAGTACGTTGAGAAGGTTCATCCACCGACACCGACACCAGTACCAGTAAAGAAGTGACTACACTTCTCAAGCGTAAGCACGTACTAGCGGCATTAAAGCCAGTAGTAGCTGGTGCCAGCTATCAGCAGCAAGTACTAGCTGATGGCGCGTTTTCGTATTGGCCGATGAATGATGTTGCTGCTCCGATTGTAGACTTACTTGGACTACGTAATGCTACTGTGACTGGTACTCCGACGTATGGTGTGCCGGGTCCGCGTGTGGCGACTGCAATTTCATTCGCTCGTACTGGTGCTGCTAGTCCACCATCTGCTGTTCCAGTAGGAACTGTATTCACACTAGAAGCGTGGATTCGTCGTACTGCTGTATTTCCTCGTGCATTCATAATGGGCCGGGCTATGACGGCTCAGAATGATTGGTACTTAGCATTCAATACATCTACTGGTGACAGACTACAGTTCGCATATCGTGATGCGGCTGCTACTCAGACGTTCTTCTTTCCGATGACATTTAATCTGAATACTTGGACATACATCGTTCTAGTCATTTCAGGTTCTACACTCCAACTCTACGTAAATGGCGTAGCGACTGGTGCTCCTCAAGCATTAACAGTATTGGGTGGAGCTGGTTCAGGTACATTTCAATTAGCTGCTAATAGTGGCGCACCATCAGAGGCGTGGGGTGGGCAACTTGCAGACTTGGCAATATATCAATTAGCTCTAACGCCGGCTCAGATTCTTTCTCATTCGACCGCAATCTAGGAGTCATCATGCCAATTCAGTTAGTTCCGGTAGGTACTCCTACAGTTCTCACACAGAACGTCCAATACGCACTCCCCGCTCAGTTGTGTTACATTACAACTTCGAGCGCGTGTGAGACATCACTCGATGGAACCACATGGACTGCATTCACTTCAGGTAACATGTCTGGTGGAGTGTTCATTCGCTCTGCTGGCGTGAATACAATCGTCACTTGTAAATAGAAAGGACGTATGAAGTTCCTTGTTATCGCTCTAGCAGCACTAACAATCGCATGTTCACGAACATACATCACTGTGCCGAGTCCAACGGCGCCAACTACTGATACTAAGCCGGCTGTTATTACCAGCACGATTCAGTTTCGCGTAACAGGTAATGCCAATTCAGTTCGGATCAGATATTCGACTGAGCGCGATGGACTAGTTCAGACTACTACTACACTACCATTCTTCACTTCATTCACTACGACATCCGATAACTTGTTTCTCTCACTTGAAGTAACTCCAGTTTCATTTAGTCAAGTCACTCAGTTTCCATTCCTGAGTGCGCAAGTACTAGTGAATGGAAATCTGTTCCGTGAAGCTACATCGAATGATTTCATTCTGAATACGATCACAGTCAACGGTACTTGGAGGAGATGACAATGGGAGTATTCGGAGCTATCGGTGGAGCACTCAAGGCACCAGTCAAGGCAGTAAATAAAGTTGGTAAAGCTGCTGTAAAACCTATGATGGGTGCAATGGGTAAAGCACCTAAACCACCCGGAATGGGTGGAATGGCAGGAGTTATGGGTAAGATGGGTATTGGCCCATCTATGCAATCAGCCCCACAAAATCCTATGAGTAAGATGGCTCAAGGAATGGGTGCTGCTGGTGCATCTATGGGTGCAATGAGACCGAGTCCAGTACCACCTACTACTCCCACATCAATGAATCCAATGAATCAAATGAATGAACCAATGGATAACGCTACATCACCTGTACCAGGTCCACAACCCGATATGAATATGTACAGGCAACAGGGTCAGATGGCTGGTAATGATATGAGTTGGATGGACCAGCCGGGTGCAATTTCACCACAATATGGTGCTCAGGCAATGAATGAAGTTCCGAGTCAAGGTAATCCACAGTTTGCACCACAGGCATCTGCTCCAATGCCACAACAGCAAATGAATCCTGGTATTGGACCATCAATGATGGGTCGTCGTAGACAGATGATGGGCTAAGTACGTGTCATTAAATCCGAATGAATGGAAGCCATCAACTAAGCAGAGTCAATTCCTCTCAGTTCCTCCGTCAATAAAAGAAGCCGCATACTTAGGTGGCGCGGGTTCAGGTAAATCAGATGTGTTGTTGATGTATGGAATCGTACATCGATGGCATGAGAATCCGAAGTTCAAACAAGTATTTACTCGTCGTACATTCCCTGAACTGAGAAATGAAATCGTTCCGCGTGCGCGTGGAATCTATAGCAGGTTTGGGGCGACATTCAATAAAACTGAAATGATGTTTACATTCCCATCGGGGGCTGTAATAATGTTAGGTCATTGTGAAAATGATACGGATGTATCCAAATATGACTCAATGGAAATCAATCTTTTCACTCCAGACGAAATTACCTCTTATTCGGAATTCATGTATCTATATATTGGCTTTACACGAGTACGAACCGGAGACCCGAACTTACCGGCTATCATTCGTACAGCGGGAATGCCCGGAGGAATTGGACATAGTTGGGTTAAGAAACGATTCGTTGACCCCTGTAAAGAAGGTGGAAAAGTAATTGTAGGTCGTGGTGGTAATAAACGTGTGATGATATTCGCTACTCAAGCGGACAATCCACACATCGACCCAACCTATAAACAGTCTCTCTTAGTTCTACCTGAAGCAGAGAAGAATGCAAAACTTTACGGTGACTTCGACTCGTACTTGGGTCAGGTATTCACGGAATTTAGGGATCATAGAATACCTGGTGAGCCTGATAATGCTTTACATGTGATTCCTCCTTTTACTATACCTGAATGGTGGCCCCGATTCGTAATAGGTGATTGGGGTTATGCTGCAATGACATGGATTGGATTTGTTGCTGTATCCCCGAGTAAGCGCGTGTACATCTATCGCGAATTACATTGGGTGAAAACGCACATCGCGGATTGGGCGCCACATGTTAACGTATTTATTAAAAAGGAGAATCCCCGTCTCATTCGTTTTTGCAAGTCGGCGGGACAAGATAGGGGGCAAGAACATACGATTCAACAACAGATTGAGGATCAGCTTGAAACCTCGATTGAACTCACGAATAACACGCCCGGTTCAAGAATAACTACCAAGGCGTTAGTTCATGAATACTTAAGATGGAATCCGAAACTAATCGAAACTAATGAGAAACCAATCTACAATGAAGAATATGCAATGTGGATTATGCGTAATCGTGGAATGGTCGAATACAAGTCATACATGAGATCATTCGATGACACACAACCCGAGGTTATTCCGAAGCTGCAAATCTTTGACGACTGTCCAGTTCTTATCAATGCGATCAAAGCGTGTAGCTACGATAAACCAAAAGGAAATAAAGCCGCAGAAGATATCGCGGAATTTGATGGTGACGATCCCATCGATGGATTGCGATATATTGTTGATGCTGCTGAAGGATTCTTCGATGAAGCCAACAATGAGTTTCGCGCAATACAGGCGCAGGAATCACTTGTTGCAAAACTTAGTCAGACTAATGATTGGACTGCCTACTATCGAAATATGTCCAAGATTGAATCGGAAGCAGATGAAAACATTAAACCAATATCGAGGTACAGACATTGATTAGTGAATTGTTGAGGAAGTGGTTCGGTTTAACACCAATGTCATGCCCGACATGCGAGGTTTTGCGCGACCAACTCGCGTATAGCGAAAAGGAACGCCGCGAATTACTCGCACAATTGCTAGATAAAGGTAAAACCGAACCACCCCCTGAACAAAAGGAAGAAGAATTCATTCCTATCACTCCCCAACATGTACCGTGGCGTGTTCGCCAACAGTTAATGGAACAAGAAGATCGTAAAGCTGCACAACTATTGAAACAAAGTGCGCAGGATATCGCGGCACTTGAACAAGAACTTGGTATCAATAAAGCCGTGGAACGTGGACCCAGTGGCGGAGTTAAA